CTGTTTCAGCATCAATTGCTATATTATTTAATACAGATAATGATACTATCTCAGCATTTACTTCAGCATCTATTGTAACAAGTTCTATAGCTGGTAATTTTGTGATAAGTGGTTCAACTATGTCTGGTTCTTTTGATACTACATTAAATCCAACCAGCGCAGATAGAATAGATTCTGTATTTGGTACAGACCCATTAGGAACAAAAGAAGCTTATGTTTATGGATTTTTTACAACAAAAGCTACAAGCTATTATTCAACAGCCTCAACAGCTTCAATAGTTAGATTAGTAAATCAATTATTTACAGATGATGCAAAAGAAGCTCGTACACCATACATACAATCACAAGCTATATCTGGACAAAGATATAATCTATTCCGTTTTGAAACAATTGGCGCAGGCGATACGGCCAATACAAAAGTAAAAGTTGCAATAACAAATGTGAAAGCAGCTGGTACAGTTGGAGGAACAAATTATGGTACATTTACTGTAGTTGTTAGAGCATATTCCGATACTAATAGAAAAAAGGTTGTTTACGAAACTTATTCAAATGTAACCCTTGACCCATCTTCTGTAAATTATATTTATAGAGTAATTGGAGACAGACATATTACAATTGATGCCAATGGTAAAGTAACTGAAACCGGTGACTGGGCAAACAAATCAAAATATATCAGACTTGTAAATGAAGAAAGAGATTCTACAATCGCATCTACTCTGATTCCAGAACAAGCTATTCCGTGTGGACACGCAGAATATAAAACAATACTATCCGGATCAGCAACAAGTTCTACTGGTATAGTTATAGCAAACCTACCAGCCGTAACATTTACAGCAGCGAGTTCAACTACATATGGAGGAATTGATTTAGATGATAATACTGATAATTCAATTTATATGAAACCGATACCTGTTGGAGCTAGTACAGGATCTAATACAAAATATTCTCTTGATGGAACCGATAGTTTAGATGTAACTAGTTCAATAGCAGACCAAATAGCAAAACGTAATTTTGTTGTAGCATTTCAAGAAGGATGGAATGGTATGAATCCAACTACTGAAATTAAAAAAGGTGGAGATATAACATCAACCAATGTGCAAGGATTTAATTGTTCACAGTTAACATCATCCGGCTCCGTAGCGTATATGAAGCAAATCAACGCACTTTCAAACGCTGATGAATATGATATTCAAATGATTGTTACACCTGGATTAAATTATGACCAACATAGTAAACTTATAGATGAAGTTCTTGATATGGTAACCGATAGAGGAGATGCTTTCTACATTATGGAAGGTGTTGGACAAGATGGTAGTATTAATGATGTAAGAGCTAAAGCAGCACTGATAGATTCCAACTACGCAGGTATGTATTATCCTTGGGTTAAGACTATAGATAGAAATACAAATAAATTAATTTCGATTCCACCTTCTACACTTCTTCCGGCTGTTTACGCAGCTAACGATAGAGTAGCAGCAGAGTGGTTCGCACCAGCAGGTTTGAATCGTGGAGGTTTAACTGGAGCAGTTGCAGTGTTGAACAAATTGACTCAAACTGATAGGGATAATCTATATGAAGATAAAGTAAATCCAATCTGTCAGTTTCCTGGACAAGGTATTGTAGCATTTGGACAAAAGACTCTACAAGATAAACCATCAGCATTGGATAGAATTAATGTTCGTAGATTGTTGTTGACTGTTAGAAAATATATAGCATCTACTTCTAGATACTTAATATTTGAACAAAATACATCTACAACTCGTAATAGATTCTTAAACATTGTTAATCCTTATTTAGAGGGAATCCAACAAAGACAAGGTTTGTACGCATTCAGAGTAATAATGGATGAAAGTAATAACACACCGGATTCAATAGATAGAAACTTTTTGAATGGTTCTATTTATCTTCAACCGACTAAAACAGCAGAATTTATACAAATTGACTTTAATATTCTTCCAACTGGTGCAACTTTTGGTGGATAAAAGTAAATAGCAATATTTATATATAAAACAAATAAAAATCAAAATAAATGGCAGAAAAGATAATATCACCAGGTGTTTTTACTAGAGAAAACGACCTATCATTTTTACAACAAGGTATAGCTGATAGTGGTGCGGCATTTGTAGGACCTTTTAAGGAGGGACCTCTTGTACCAACCATAGTAACATCGCAATCAGAATTTGAGCAACTTTTTGGAAAAGTTGACAGTACATATTATACTCCGATAGCTGTACAGGCTTACTTAAAAGAATCCAATATAGCTACGATTTGTAGAGTTGCGGGAGTTAGTGGGTATACAGAGGATGGGCCCGTATTATTAACAATGACATCAGCCACTGGTGTTTCTTCATCGGCTGGTATATTATTTAGTACTGATAGTAACACAATAGGTACAATAGGAATTACCACATTCACATTAGGCAATTTTGCTATAAGTGGTTCATCTAGACAAACTACTGCAATATCAGCATCATTAAACCCATCCGCTGTTAATGATATAGAAGCTGTATTTGGTAGTAATCCACGTGGTTCAAAAGATATTTACTCATATGCATTTTTTAGATATAACGCATCATCAAGTTTAGCATCATCTACATGGAGTGTAACCGGTTCAAACATTGGAGCACAAGATTTCGCAACAGGATCAAAAGAAGCTCGCACACCATACATCCAATCCCAAGCAATAGCAGGAGAAAGATATAATCTATTCCGTTTTGAAACAATAGGAGCTGGAACTCTTACAAATACAAAAGTAAAAGTTGCGATAACAAATGTGAAAGCAGCTGAAGCTGATAGTGGAACAAATTATGGTACATTTACTGTAGTAATTCGTGCATTTGATGATACAAACAAACGTAAGACGGTTTACGAAACTTATTCAAATGTAACACTTGACCCATCTTCTGTAAATTATATTTATAGAGTAATTGGTGATAGATACGTTACAATAAATAATGACGGTAAAGTAACAGAATATGGAGATTGGCCAGTAAAATCAAAATATGTTAGAATGGTTGCATGGCAGAGAGATTCTTCAATTAAATCTGAAAAAATACCAGCAAAAGCACTTCCATTTGGACATGATGCATATAAATTAATGGTAACCGATACAGCTGGAACTAATGGTGACGCAATGTTAGCGATTCCAAAAGTAACATTCGTATCTGCATCATCTGACACTTATGGTGGAATTGATTTAGATGTTAATACTGATAATAAATTATATATGAAACCAATACCAGCATCCGCTACTACTGGTTCTAATACTATTTATTCTCTTGAAAATTTTGGAATATCATCAACATCAACTACACAAACTGAAATAGCAAAACGTAATTTTGTTGTAGCATTTCAAGAAGGATGGGATGGTATGAATCCAACTACTCAAATTAAAAAAGGTGCAAGTATTGAAGCATCTAATGTGCAGGGATTTGATTGTAGTACGATTACCGCTGATGGGTCTGTAGCATATTTGAAGCAAATCAACGCACTTTCAAACGCTGATGAATATGATATTAATTTGGTTGTTACACCTGGATTAAATTACAATAATCATATGGCACTCGTTGATAAGGTTATTGATATGGTAACAAATCGTTCAGATGCATTTTATGTTCTTGAAGGAATGGGATATACATCAACTGTTAATGAGGTAATAGCTAAATCAGCCCTTATAGATTCTAACTACGCAGGTATGTATTATCCTTGGATTAAAACAGCTGATGTAAACACTAAACAATTAATATCAGTGCCACCTTCAACATTAATACCGGCTATGTATTCCGCAAATGATAAAGCAGCAGCAGAATGGTTCGCACCAGCAGGTTTGAATCGTGGAGGAATTGATGCAGCAGTAACTGTAATAGAGAAACTTACACAAACCGATAGAGATAATCTTTATGAAGGTAAGGTAAATCCTATTGTAAGATTCCCGGCCGAAGGAGTTGTAGCATTTGGACAAAAAACTTTACAAAGACGACCATCGGCTTTAGATCGTATAAATGTTCGTAGATTATTATTAACTATAAAAAAATACATAGCATCTACATCCAGATATTTGATATTTGAACAAAATACATCTACGACTAGAAATCGTTTTTTGAATATAGTGAATCCATATTTGGAAGGTATTCAGCAAAGACAAGGTTTATACGCTTTCAAAGTTGTAATGGATGAATCAAATAATACACCTGATTCAATAGATAGAAACTTCTTAAATGGTTCAATCTATTTACAGCCTGCAAAAACAGCAGAATTTATACAAATTGATTTCAATATTTTACCAACTGGAGCAACTTTTGGTGGATAAAAAAATAAAATAACTATATTTATAATAAACAATTAAAATCGAAATAAAATGCCAGAAATATTAGAGTTTGAAAAAATGTTCTTCAAAAACTTTGAACCAAAGCTTAGCAACAGGTTCATTATGGAAATCAACGGTATAGAATCATATGTGATTAAAACGGCCGCAAGACCTACCTTTACTTCCGAACCAGTAGAACTTGACCATATCAACTTAAAAAGAAAAATTAAGGGTAAATCAACGTGGGATGATGTGAACATCACTCTTTATGACCCTATTGTTCCATCTGGAGCACAAATGGTAATGGATTGGGTTCGCCAATCACATGAATCATTAACCGGTCGTGATGGCTACGCTGCATTCTACAAAAAAGATTGTAATTTTTATACTCTTGGACCTGTAGGTGATAAAGTAGAACAATGGACATTGAAGGGAGCATTTATTACATCAGCAAACTTCGGAGAAATGGACTGGAGTGGAAATGACCCTGTTTCAATAGAATTGACGTTATCATACGATTACGCTATTCTTGAATATTAATAATATCCAAATTATAAAAAAAGGAGTACGCTTTTTTAGTGTACTCCTTTTTATTTTTTTAAAAACACAATATATATAATAAACACAAAGTTATTAACAAAACATAAAGTTACATTATGGAACAATCTGGAACAGAAAAAAAAGCATCTAGAGGATTAGGAGCAACGACTAATACACATTCACAACACTCATTCCCTTTCCCAACAGAAGTAATAACATTACCTTCAAAAGGTCTTTGTTATCCCGAAAGTAATCCTCTTTCAAAAGGAGAAATTACAATTAAACTAATGACGGCAAAAGAAGAAGATATTTTAACTTCTACAAATCTTATCCGTAAAGGAATGCAGCTTGATAAATTATTAGAATCAATAGTTGTAGAACCTGGTGTTAATATTAATGACCTTATAATAGGTGATAAAAATGCCATACTTGTTACATCTAGAATACTAGCCTTTGGACCAGAGTATAGTGTTACCATTAACGATCCGGAAGAAAAAGAGCCGGTTGAAACGACTGTTGACCTTTCTAAAATAAAAATAAAAGAAATTGATGAATCTCTACTTAATAGAAATAATGAGTATGATTTTATATTACCCGTTTCAAAAACATCTATAAAATTTAAGCTTATCACTCATGGTGATGAATTGGCTATAAATAAAGATGTAGAGGCAAGTCAAAAAACTTTAAAATCAGGAAACGAAATTACCGCAAGATATAGGCGAATAATTGTTGAAGTAAATGGTAGTCGTGATTTTGGAACTATAAGTGAGTTTGTATCTAATCGATTATTAGCGGGAGATTCTAAAGCACTCCGTAAGTATGTTGCAAATATGACGCCTGATTTAGACCTTTCATTTGAGTATACTTCACCTTTTACGGGAGAAACGGAGGCTCTACGGATTCCATTTGGGGTTGACTTTTTTTACCCTACCGACTAATTACTCTATATTATTACATCAGAAAATTTTTCAAATGATTTACTATGCCAATGGTGGATTTAATTGGCATGATCTTTACTACATGCCTGTCAGATTAAGAGAATTTTATTGGCGTGAATTATTAAAAGCCAAAGAAGAAGAAACCAAATCATTTGAAAAATCCAAAAGTTCAAGTTCAAAAGTTAGAAGAAGGTAATTAATTTACATTGTTTATATTTATAGATAAACATAAACGATAAGCTATGCCTAAAAAAATTTTAATTAAAGAAGCTGGGTTTATAGATTTTATAAAAAGCTTTTTTAAAGCTAAAGAATCTAAAAAAGAAAAAGAATGGATTAGCAGACTTAAAAAAGTTGATCCAGAGGTGGGAGATGCATGGAAAAAATTTGATGATAGTTCGGATGCATTATTAAATAACTTAAAAAAAGTTTATCAGGATATGAATATGCCCGAAGCTGAAAAAGCTAAAAAAATAAAAGATATTGATGATATCATTAAAAAATATTCTTAATTTTTAGACTAGTATCTTTAAATGCCAAAAAATCAAAATACAAAATTAGGTACATCCGATTTAGAGCAGCAAAAAGTTAAATCTGCAGAACAGGCGGAAGAATTAAAAAATTGGCAAAAGATAAATAATGCCAAAGAAAAAGGGATTCAGTATGATCAAAAAGCTTTAGAAATTTTAGAAAAAAAATATAAAACTCTTGAAAATTTAGAAAAAATACACAACAGTGTAAATAAAAAAATTGAAGAGGGAAATAAAAAAATTCAAAATTATAAAGATTATTTAGATGATACGTTTGATAGAACAGAGGAATTGAATGAATCTATGGGAAGTCTAACTTCCACACTATCAAAAAATGAAGATGCTATTGTAGGTATTAAGAAAGCATTTGATACAACAAAAGTAAGTTTATCAAGTATTGCAGATTTATTAAAAACATCCACAGATTTAACCGATGATCAAAGAGATTCTATGGAACGAGCTGCAGATTCTGTTGCTCAATTTCCACAATCAATAGCAAAAGCCACAAGACAGTTAAAAACAGGAAAAATAAACCAAAAACAATACAATCAACAAGTTTTAGAAGCTTATAAAAATTTAGAAAGGTCTGGAAAATCCATAAAAGGAAATTCAAAATCAGCTAAAGCCGCTAGAAAAGTAATTACCGACTATGGAAATAGTATGAAAGATTTTGGAGATTCAGCTGAAAAAAATCTTAAAAAAATAGAAGGAATAGATGAAGCTTTACAATCTATTGGTAGTTCGGGCATACCTGTTGTAGATGAGTTAAAGAACATGTTTGGTAACATGGCAAAAGGTGAAGTCGGTGCCTTAAAAATGGGATTGATTGGCGTAGGAGCAGCTTTAGCTCAAATGTATCTTTCGTTTAAGATGATACCAATAAAATTAGCAGTTAATAGATATTTTGATACATTAAATAGAGCGCAAGATGTAATAATTGAAACGGAAAAAATAAGAGAAAAATACTCACCAGCTATGCTGGAATTTGATTTAAGAATAAATGAACTAAAGAGAGACTTAGCTATAATAGAAAGTGCAATTAATGAAACTGTACAAAAGCAATATATTTTTGAAATAACACCAGCTGCAAAACCGGGAGAAAGTCCAGTAATAAAAGGACCTGGAATGCTACAACAGCAAAAGCAAGCTGAAAATCAATTACAATACAATCAAAAAATGCTTGATTTGGATATAGAACGGGCATTTATTGGGCAAAAAACAACTAATGATCTTTTTAAACAACAAAAAGAAAACGATCAAGCTAT